AGAAGCCGCACTTCCGGAAGTCAAGCTTCCAGACGCTACGCTACCGGATTCCACGCTACCGGAAGCCAAGCTTCCAGACGCTACGCTACCGGATTCCACGCTACCGGAAGCCAAGCTTCCAGACGCTGCGCTTCCGGACACTACGCTGCCAGACGCTGCGCTTCCGGAAGCCAAACTGCCGGAAGCTTCACTTCCCGATATTCCGCTGCCAGACGCCAAACTACCGCTGCCAGAAATCAAACTACCGGAAGTTGCGCTTCCGGACACTACGCTTCCGGATATTGCGCTGCCCGATACTCCACTTGCGCTTCCGGATATTCCGCTACCACTACCGGATTCACCGCTACCGCTTCCACTACCGGATTGCCCGCTGCCAGAAATAAACGGGGCTGAAGCGCTATAGTCAAATACATAAAATCTTGGGATATGACCGTCACCGCGCGGCACGCCGGTCACAGGAACGTGTAACCAAACCACCGTTCCAACTGGAACGGATTTGTTAAAGTTAGCTTCAACGGCTGGATCAGAACTATAATATCCTTTTTGAGCTGGCTCTGGGTAATACCAGTTTGTTCCAAGTAAAGATAGTTTGACTTCTTTCCAAGAATACATGCCCGTTCCGGGTGCGGCTCTGTCGCCTATCACAGCCCAAAACCCGTTATTTCTATCAATTACGATATGCTTTCCAGAAGGCCCGTCCGATATCGTTCCACCTTCTATGGTAAACTTGCCAAGCCTTCTTAGTTCTTCTAATTGGTCGGCAACGTCCTTTTCTTTGAAACGTTGGCCCTTCTTGGGTGGCCGAAAGTCTCGCAGGCTCATTAGTATGCCCTTGGATGGAAAAGAAGTTTGAACCCGGAAGTTACACCGGGCTGGATGATATCTTTATCATATTGGTAGATTCCCGTGAAAGCGTTGGCTGAACTTATTACGCGGTCCCAATAATCGCGGTCATGGCGGTATATTCTGTTCCAACCTACAAATCCATATTCCGTTGTTGACGGCACGGTAATCACGCTTGGGTCTTCATTATTTACAGTTTCTGACGATGTGGCAAACCTATCGTAAATGGGCTGCACGGCAAATTTATGTTGAATCTCAAAGAATTTTATGCCTTGGTTAGTAATCTTCTGAGTAGTTGTTGACCCTTCATAACGTAATGTTTCAGCGGGCCAAGTGATTCCACCAATTCTAATGGAATAATAATTTATGCGGCCATATAACGAAACCATGGCGTTTAATGGGCGGTTGACAACGAAATTTCTTGTGTTGACGGTTGTTATCTGTGGAAACGTTTTTACAACGTTGGTGGAAGAAGCCGCCAGCGTTTGCTGGTTATTATAGCGCCATTTATAGTATTGGTGCGGTAACGTTAATTGCTGCCCAGATATTTCCCAAGTATTTGTGGCCAATTCAATTTCGCTAGTTTCGTCGCCACCACCGCCACCGCCTGTTTCGCTATTTGAATTGGCAACTTCTTGTTCCGTATTTTGTAACGTTTCATATTGAACCGTCAGACGCGCACGCCTGTAATAGTTTTGCCTGCGTAGCATAATACGTGGGTCTGTAGGTGACGTTCCAGCAAACACGCCAACGCCTTCAACGTCCACAGACTTACAGAAAGCCCATTTAATTACGGAATCAGAAAGCGGTGGGATTCTATAAAGCCCACCGCCAATAAGCTTCACGCCTCCAAGAAGAAGGCCAGCCATATCCCACCACGCGGCATACGGTTCAACTTCCAAAATTCTTGTGACAGAAGCGCCGTCACGAGTTGCTTGAACTTTTCTACTGATTTCACTACAAATTGCCATTATTCTACAGCGCCTCCAACCTTGTTTTTAATGTTCACGAGTTCAGCATTACCTTTTTGAATATCGTCGCGCATACCTTTCATTTCTTTTAATTGCGCTTGTTCTACCGTTGCGCCGCCAGACACCATAGATTTCTGTAGCCTTTCAAACGTACCTTGAAGAGTCTCGAAGCCTACATCCATTTTTATACGAAATCCGCCACCTTTATTGGCAAGCCCAAGCATTTCTAAAATTGGAGCGGCAAGCTCTTTGGCTTTTTGCTTGTTTTTCTCAAGAGCCTTTTTAAGTTCTTCCATGGCCTTTGCGGTTGCCGCCTTTAACTCTTCCATCTGTTTTACTTGCTCGGCAGCATCCTTCTTCCGCTGCGCGGCAATATCTTGATTCAAAATATCTTGCACGCCCTTTGGCAATACGCCAACCTGCTCGCCAACCCAAGCAAGGCCTTGCGCGATACCGTCAATTGCTTGGCTCCACTTGGTAGACATAAAATGCACAAGTTTTAACCACCATTCGCGTATTCTTCCAAATATGCTGACGATAGTTTCAGAGAATGAAGAAAACGTTGAGGTCATAGCGCCAGCGCCTTGTTGGGCGCTGTCATCCATATCAACCCCAAGCAATTTCATTATGTACTTCCACGCGGAAGTGAAAGAAGAAATCACCCAATCAATCGTGGGCTTGAGAGCAGTGTACAGGGTCATCCCCATACTTTTCACGCCTTCCCATAGGTTCAGCATCGCTTCAATTACGGAAGCAAAACGTTGGCCCATAGTAATTCCGGGTGCAAACGCGCCAGTAGCTTTGGCTTCAAGCGCAATCAATCCAATTACGATTGGACCGATCAAAGCGCCAATCAGGCCAAAAACTCCTGAGAAAACAGCGGCTGTTCCGCTCACAATAGCGGTAAAAGAAGCAAATACACCTTGAATCCCCATTATTCCAGCACGAACAAGATTCATAGGGTTGAGAAGCGCCAACAAAGATGCGGCTGCTTTTGTTGAAGCGGCGGCAACGGAAGAAGTAAGCGCAGCCCCATACGCCAAAACGCCTGTGGTGGCGGAAGTAATTGCGGGAATGATTCCGGCAATCGCTGTTCTCAATAACGTAAAACCAACCAACCCGGCTGAACCTATCGTGCCAGCGGCAACTCTAAAAGCACCCAAAGACAACGTAATGAGTTTCAACGGGTTGAGAAGTCCAACCATAGAAGCTGAAGCCTTGGAAATTCCGGCAACTAGGGAAGTGCCCAAAGAAATAGTCAAAGACGCTGCGCCTGCAACCGCAACGCGCATAGATGACGCAAGCCCCAATATGACAGACTTAACGCTTTCTAAGGCCAAAAGCCGCATGGTAAAAAGGCTTGTAGCGGTATTGGAAGCCGCAACGCTTGCCGCGTACGCGGTCATCGCAATTCTGATCAGATTCATCGGGTTGAGCGCTGATATTACGGAAACAGCCATTGCCCTCATAGAAGCAACAATAGACGTTGCGGTTGCCGCAGCAAGAGACAACATCTGCTGGCCGGTCGCAATCAAAGAAGGAATTAGGGAATACAAAGCACGGCCAAGCAATAATGAGGAAGAAGCTAAAATTGAAAATACTGAACCCAATAATTTTATTGGAGCCAACGCGGCAACCATCAACAACGAAATATACTTCATCGGGTTGAGCAATAAAATTATTGCAGAAATTAGTGGCGAGAATACAGGAGCAAGAAGCATAAAAGCGCCAGAAAGCGCTGTGACCGCCGCAACCGCAGCAAAAGCCCAAGTGACTAAAAGTCTTGTGCTTTCTGGCACTTTTAATATGCTACGCGATAGTTGAATCAATCCAGTAGTTGCGAGCCTAACAATAGGCGCAAACATGTCGCCAATTACTCTTGTAGCAAACTCTACCGCCTTTCCAAACCTTTCGCCTTCCGCTGTACCCTGCATGGCGCCACGGGCAAAATACGCAAAGAATCCTGACATCAAAGCGCCAGTTGCCAATAACGCTTTTCCAAACCCAGAAAACGCTGTTTTGGCAGAAGTTGTAAATTGAGCAACTGATCCTGCGGCCTTAACGAAATCTGCGCGCACCTTATCCACGCCTTTGGCTATGATCTCAACTACTGATTGGGCTAACACCGTTTGCTGCATCTTTTTTGCCCTCTGAGCGCTTCTGTATCATCTCCTCAAACTCTTTCAAAGTCATCTGCATCTGCATCGGGTTGGACCAATCAAGCGCGATTTGCTGACATAACGGAATATCCTGTAACCGGTCTGGCGTGAGCTTTCCGTTTGATTCCTGAAGAGTTTTTCTGTAACTACTGGGCCGATCCAAGCTTGACCAAGACATCAACCAATCGGCCCATTCGCGTTTCCCTCCAAGCCTTTTAGTCCAGCAGCCTCATACAATTCAGACAAAACGTTTTCTACACCGCTTTCCTGAACCAATTTCGTAGTTTGTTCGTGGGTCATAGAAGGGTGAGACTCTTTGATCAATAACCAAACCAAAAACGCGCATGGTTCTGGCTCATATAATTGCTGCTCAACGTAACTTTTAGTCATCTCAACACCGCCTCCAGCTTTTAGCTGGACGGCTTCTCTTACAGCAATTTCTTGCAGGTGTTTTGGCAACGTGGCAAGGCTTGCCGCAATAGACGAAATTGGATCAGCCAAGCGCTTTCTCAGCCATTTAGAAAGCGTTGCGAATATCCTTTCAGTCACCGGTGACACAAGAAAAGTTGTGCCGCCAAGAGAAATTGTTCCCTTGGCGGCAGAAATCGCTTCATTCGCTTCAATCTGATTCATATTTTATGCCTACACCGGTGGCGTTATTACGCCTGTTGACTTAAAGTTCACAGTGAATTTTACCGCGTCATTTTGAGAATTGCTAGTGACTTGTAAAGATTCAATAACCGCTGTGAAAGAATAAAACTTTGTTGAGTTACCGCAATAAAGTTTTAAGACTACGGTATCAGTTGTTCCACTAATTCCACGGAAAGGCTCAAGGAGTCCCGGCGCGCCGTTATCCGGTATGTTTGTAGAGTCCCATACGCAGTTGGCCGTTCCGCTTCCTTCAGTAACTGTGGCAATATACTCGGCATATCCAAGACTTCCTGAGTTTGTAACCTCAGCAAGCCTATTGGTTGTAGTAAAAGACCAATCCAGTACTTGAAAATCTGTGGCGGTAGCTGTAAGTTTTCCACCGACACCAGAATGATTTACAGGCGGCATTTCAAATTCCTCCAGTTAGCTCCCAACGATCCACAAAACGTATTGTACAGAAGTTGCGCTTGAGTTGGAAATCCTCAAGATATCTGCCGTTCCAGAAGTCACGGCCCAACCGGCTGCGCTTGGATTAACAAAGGCTTGCCAATACTTCACGTTCACTGAGTCGGTCGATGCGGCCCAAGGGCCAGACCAATAATTGGCAACGGATTGTGGCCCCATCAATAAAGTTTTTGTACCGTCTGGGTCAACTATAGAAACAAGAACACCGGTTATTCTTGAAAAAGAAATAGTTGCCCCAAACGGGTCCAAAAGGCTTCCGTACAAATCTATGCTTTCTCCAGTGCTTGCGGCAAGAGTCCTCAACGATCTGTGCCAAACATTAGACTGCGCGGCGCCAGTTCCGGTAGTCAAATCGAAATTCATAGCTGGAAAAGAATATGACCCGCTGGAAATCGGGTCAGAAACAACGGAAACAAGATCATCCTTTGTAAGCGTGCCGCTCACCGTCAACGCCAAGGTTGCTGTTAAGGCCATCAGCTAGCACTCCCATAAATCATTCCACGATAGGTTGTCTGAATCAAAATCACGTCTTCAGAATTCCTTGGAATATCGTCCAGTTCAATAATTGCCGCATCAGGAATAAGGCCCAAAAGCCTACAAGATTCCAAGGCAACGCTACCAGCTAAGGATGACATGACGGAAGAAACAGCTAGTTGTATGTCCCTGAGCGTTGTTCCTCCAATTTGGGCGGTAGACCAAACAGTGATAGTTACGGCAACCCCACACAAATAATCGCCTGTAGCAATCATCTGAACGCTTTCAGCGGTAACTGATATCGTCGCATACGGTGCCGTTGTATCCTCATTAACTCTTTTATGCCACAGGCCACCGGGAACAAGCGCTGGCAAGGAAGCGTTGAGCGCCCACCTTTCTTGGACGTAAACAAGCAAGTTTGATAACGGTATCATTTTATGACCCGCATTGGAGCGCCAGCAATCTTTGAAAGTATTGGCGTGATATCCGTTAGGCTTCTAACAAGGCCTGAGCGCTTCATCATGATTTCTAAAACAGGCCCATAAAAAGCCGCTTTTTGGTAGCCAATCTTCACCCTTGAGGCGCGCGCAAGTTCAGGTATTGTATCTGGCGCAAAAGCAACTGAAGACTGCAAGAATCCTGTGCGCTTTTTAGGGTATTGCCCGGCAACGCTTGCGTTGTAGTATCCAAAATCGTTTTTGGGGCAAGGAACACCCAGCTTTTGCTGGTGATAATTAGAAAAGTAAATTGCGCACCTTGCCAACTTCATTCCGATATCTTTCGACAACGCGCTTGATAGCGTTGACGCATTGTTTATTGACTTTGTCGTATTGGCCTTGAACGTGAATCCAAACATTATAGCACCCTTTCCACAGTTAAAACTGTAGAAGCGCCGTCAATTATACCTACAGCGCCAGCGGAAACAGTTTGATAAATAATACCGTGCTGGTCCCTGATCTGATCGGTTGGTGACCAGTCTATCATCTCACCGCAATGAATTTCGTATATCCTTCTTGCCTGACGCTTTCCAAGAAGATCTTCGCGCGCAGACGTTATTTCTTGGATTTTGGCTGGAACGTTTTCTTTGACTTTTGTATAAGTTCCAGCAATTCTACCGCCACCAGAATCCTTGGAGTTTTGTGCCGTCCAGTGGCTAATAACGTCTTTCAAGGAATATGCGAACACAAGATTTCTAGTTGTAAGCTTCCACCAATTCCTCCAGCCGTTTTCAAACGTATCAAGCACCGTGTAGCTGTTTCCGTAAGCGTCAACTACTCTATCGGCAATTTTAGGGTTGAGTATGCCCGGCAATTTTGCTGAAGGAATAATCCAAATCAAGTCAGCCCCCACAAACGCCCCAGTTTTTTGTGTGGGAATATCACGCGTAGTGACTTCAAATCGTTTTGCCTCATCTACTGAATACGAAATTTCAGGCGTGCCAGAAACAACCAAGGTCACAGTTTCTTTCCCGTGCCAGTATTTCCAGCTATTCGCTGTAATATCTTTCAAAGATTGAGAAAACGATTTCAAACCATCACCTCAACATACGTTAAATGGCCACCGATAGTTGGGGAACCACCAGCCACCGTCAAATTCAAAGACTCACCAACTTCTGTTTGAAGAACTGGAAGCCCGCCAGAAGGCCAATTATCGCCAAGATGAATGGCGATGTTTCCATGCGCTCCAACGTGCATAACGCCAGAAATTGCTGTGGTTCCGGATTTCCAAGTCACTTCTGCGTTATGGGAAGCACTAAACGTGTAAGCGAGTATGCGCAATTTCTTTCCAGAAACTCCAGCAATTACTTCCGTTGTTCCGGTTGTCGCAGATATTATGGCAGTTTTCATTTATTAAGTCCTCATCCTAGTTGCGCGTTGATACGGGCCTTGGAGTGATTGCTGAACCTGCAATAAAACTGGCAAGGTATCTTTCAAATTAGAAAGATAGCCTGCCGTGTCGATAGTTTCCCCATTTATCGTGATCGTTGGGGAAGGGCTTGCCGTCAATAATTTTATCAAACCAGAAATCTGGTTCAGCCCCGTTGAGATATCGTCAGACGCTGCCATTTGATTCGACCTCAGATTGAGAAATAATATCGAAATCACTGTTTGGCCGCGAGTGATGAATCCGAAAATGTTCTTTATATCTCGAAATTGCTTCAATCATCGTATACGCTTCTACACAAATCCTTGGGCAACTTGCGCCCATCACCAAATACGAAATTGGACGGGGTGATACCCCGCCCATATTCGCTGCCATCTGGGCAGAACGTTTCATGAAATTCCTCAGTTCTTATTGCGGATGATGTGCCAAGGGCTCACCACGGCTGCGATACCGCGCTCATTTGCAAAATAACTGGCAACCAATCCCTTGTCAAGCATCTCATATTGATTTGGAGCCGCTTGGGTGATGGTCAGTGGATAGTTCTGCATATATTTGAACGATTTGCCGCTCTGAAGCATCCACCAATACTCGTCAGCGTTTGCTTGGCTAAGGGCCAAACCGCCATCCGCTGCGGAAGCTGTGCAAATCTGCTCCAAAAGTGGACTGGTCAAGACTTCAAATTGACCACCGTATGGATTTCCAGCGCCTTGCGCGGCAAACAACGGATTTGACGTTGTTTGTGGCGTAGTGGCACCGGCACCCGTTCTGCGCTCAATAGAAGTTGCGTTGATAATAAGATTGGCCGTTGCCAATTTCGCTGGGTTAACCAAAATCGTATTTGGCTGAAGCAAAATACGCTTTCCGGTATGTGGGTCTTCAGTGCGCATAAACGCCAGCATATCTGCTTGGATTGACGTCCAGTCAATCAGCGGGTTGCTGAAATCGTTCAGGTATCCAAGCGTCTTTGACGTTTGGTAGGTGTTATACGCAACCCCGTTATAATTGAAAGAGTTGGTTGCGCCTGTAATAACGCCAAGCACTTCCAGCTCTTTTCGATACGAAAGCTCCAGTCCAATCGAACTGGCCATATTTAACACATCGCCGGTATAGTCAAAGAAAACAGCTTCTTTTGTGACGTCTACGGCAAGCGCATTTTCCCTAGTTTCAGGCGTCAATACCCAACGCTCACCAAACTGTGCGCGCGTATGAGCCTCACCGGGAAGTCTCTTCTTGCCCCTATCGCCAATAGACTGAATGCCAATCATCTTCTGGCCATTCAATTTCGTAGGCTCTGCCGGGCAAAGCTTATCAGCAATCAATTGCGGATTCTGAAAAGCTTCCAGAATCTTTACTTCAATCAGACCGCCAACCACGCTTGTGAACGTATTGATGTTCAAAAACGCAGTTGGGTCGATTCCAAATCCGGTGGACTCAAACAAGGCCTTACGGTTGCCCGGACTGGACTGGCCAACCATATTCTTGGCCGCAATAACGCGCGCCAGCGTGCCCTTCTGCGAGTCATCGAACATTACGCGGAAGGAAGGCCCAAGGATGCCTTCAGCCAATTCCCGCAGCGAGAAATCTTCAGGCTTCAAAGATCTTTCGCCAAGCCTTTTATTACCGGCTTGATCCTTGTAGTCTGTTCCATTCTTATTTGACAGCCCAAGATAACTGCGAATTTCTTCCAGAAAACGCAATTGGCCGTTTTCTTCACGCGAACGTGACTCAAACAAAGACGCAAGCTTTACGATATTGACGCCCATTCTTCTTCCTCCATAAATTTATGTTACGCGCCTACAAGGCCATACCACGCGGTACCATCACAAATAACTGCGGCTCTTTTATTCTGAGCTACAGACACAATTGTTGCTGCGGCAGCGTTTTTCACAGTAAGCGTGTAAGCGCCTGCGCTATTGTTCACGATCCAAAATTGCATTCCAGCGCTTTGAGCAACTGCGGGAAGCGTAACATCTCTCGCAGCGGTAGGAATTCCAATTTGAATTGGAGCGCTTGCCACGGTTAATGTAACGTTGCTGTCTGCTAATGAAGCGCTTGAATATCCTTGTTTGTTGCCAATCCCATTATGGATATTTGGGTTGCCAACATCGCTTGTCTTTCCAAGAAGCCTTACGCGCACTTTAGTCACAGCGCTTGCGTAACGGCAAACAACGTAACCAATTGCGAGGTTTTCTCTAGACACGGCAACAACCGATTGATCGCTGATTGCCGCTACTGCTGAAGCACCAGAAGATACCACGCCTACCAAGTCACCGGCTTCAAACGTTGCGCTGGCGCAATCGGCTTCATAAACAACGTCAACGCCAACGGTAATACCAGCCGCAGGAAAGGCTGGATACCCGCTGGTAGTTTGTGCGGCAATGCGCCCTTGTAGCGCAACGCCTGCGTAGGTCAACGTGATATCTGCTTGGTCAAGCGCCGCTGATCCAAGACCAGTTTTTGAACTAAAAGGCTTGACTACTGAATTGGCTGAGTCCCAATAAAGTAAGTCGCCCGGTGAAATCACCACGCCGCTTGCGACCGGAAGAACAACCGTTGACAAATCGCTGGGCAGCACAAGCCTACTGCCACCAAAGTTTGCGCTCATACCTTAGCCTCCATATTTGTTGATCAATCCTTCAGCCACGACGATACGTCTGTTTTTGGTACACCAGCGTACGCGCTTCCTTCTTGAATCGGCATCATCGTTCTGGGTTTTGCCGCTTTGTGCGCTTCTGCCAAACGTTTGATATGCCTGTCAACTGACTCAGAGGGAAGCGCAATAAGGTCACTGAGCAAATCCTTGCTGACCGGCAGGCGCGATTCCTCGCACTTCCGGATCAAGGTCTGCTTCCTCATTTCAGTTTTTGCCTTCTGCAAGTCTTCTTTGATTGCTTTCAGATCGGAAAGTATGCCGCGCTTTTTACGTGATTCAGTTGCTTTCATTTCAGATTTCTTGTCAGGGTATTCTTCTTCTTCTTTTTCTTCTTCTTCCTCCATCTTTTCTTTTTCTTCTTCTTCCTTCTTTTCAGCGTCAATTTCGCCATCAGCTTCCATTGACGTTTCGTCTTCACCTTCAATTTCTGGTTCTTCTGCGGCTGACCCGGTAATCAGCTCGACAAGCCCAAGAATCTTGGCAACTTTCTCTTCAGTAGAAAGGCCTTCAGAATCAATAACGTCCATCAAGTGCGGCTTAAGCTTTTCCATTCTATCTGACTCCTCAAGTTTGATTTCTTTCTTACTTTCCGACAAACCGCGAGTAGTTGCTGGATCGGCAACTAAGTCAACGTGTCTAACGTCCACAATTCTTTGGACTACAAACACGCCATTTTCGTCGTCTTCACCGTCACCTTTCGCGTTATGACTTAAGCCATAAGCTTCTGGCATAGTCTCTGCCGCGTCAAGGACACATTCCGTAATTGGATGACTTTTTAATAGGTGAAGATCGGCATAAATCCCTGCGCCTTCAACGTACCGTACATTTTTCAATTTGCCGCAACGGTCATAAGCGCTTCTTGGTTCATCGCCATCGCCTTCAGGATGATTGACGTTGACCATCACGCCTTCATACTGTTTTACAGCCGATTTCAACGCTTCCGGAAGATACTTCCTTCCATTCAAGCTATTGAACCCAAGCACCTTCACGTTGCTAATGATTGCCCGTTCGCGGTCAACGATTAGCTTTCCAGAAAGGCTTGACCGTTCCTGCAAAGATACTGTAGAAATCTTTTTTGCTGTAGCCATGAGCGTATTATGTACAACTTAAAAAAAATGTCAAATCAACTGGACCTTCTAATCAACTAACGCGCTGGAATGAACCCATACTTTGTAGAATTTCTAATCAACTTTCTTTTCAAAGCAAGCCCTGCCTTTACATTTTTAATGCGCTTTTCTCGCTTCTTTGGCTGTTCTGCGCGTATTTCTTTTGGCGTTAAAAGCTTTCCAGTTTTATCATTAACGTAATTTGACCAATCGTCTGCTTGACCCGGAAGAAGCCTTGCCGCTACCGCTGCCATTCTTTTTGGGCCAACCGCATATGCCCTTTCGTTTTGTGGCGCTGTTTGAAACCAATCGGAATATACCGTTGGATCAGGAATCAGCTTTCCCTCATTATTCTTGAAGAGTTGCTGCGCCACCGGGTCATCCACGATTTCTTGGTCAACCGACAAAACAGGCGTTACCCAACAACGGCAATTATGCGCAACGGTTCCATCGGCTTCCATTGGCGGATGAGGAAGGTCTTTCAATCCGGGTTGACCCGGTTTTGGATCTTTCCAATAAATCGTGCCATTCCTTGCGGCGTGATGCGGCCTGATTCTAGAGTCCATAGTTCCATGGATTTGATAACCGGCAATAACGTCTTCAAGGCCTGAGTAAGCTTCCATCCTTACTTTATTTGCTACGCGTTGCCCTTCCGTTCTGGCCACACGCCTTGCTGTAGACCTTACACCGTTCACTAACGGAAGCAACGCGGCTTCCAAGTCTCTTGGTGGCCTTCCTTGCGCTGCCCACTGCGTCACAAGGGCGGCAACTTGATCTGGCGGCGCAAGCCTAGTCAACTGAGTCATTCTTGCCGTCCAAGAAGTTCCAGCGCTTGGGCTGAAAACGATATCTTGAACCTTCCGGTCTGAAAGCGCAGGGAATAGCATACGCTGTATTTCGTCGTGTTCTGAGTCGGTTGCCTTCCTCATCGCCTCTGTAGTTCTGCGCTTTGAAAGTGCGGTAGTCAATAACGCAACCGGCACTTCTGAAACAATTTCGTTTGACGTGTCCTTGTAAGCGCTGTGCGCCATTTTGGCAAGCCCAAGGTATACGTCAACGATACCGTTATGGACCATCTGGCGCAAAATCTGGGCAATCTGATACTGCGCACCGGGTGCGGTAGGATTCTTCAGTATTTTCAAAAGTTCACGCCAAGCCTTAGAGACACCCTTGTCAACCCTCAAAGCAATTTCGTCTTGTTTGAGTAATTGCCTTGGCTGAGTAACACCTATCTTTGACGCAAGTCTAGATGATATAATCATTTACACAATTCCTGATAAGACGCAACGTATAAAGTAAAAGCCTAGCACCCCCATGGGAATTACTATTTTGCTTTATGCGAAACCGCCTTGGTCTTGTCCGGCGGAAAGGTCAGGATTCATTGGCGAAAGTGGCGGTCCAAAATCGTCCGCGTATTCTTGCCAGTCACGCACATTCCTTTCGTAATCAATTCCAAGCTCATCCGCAACCATCTGCGGTGACTTTATTTTGTTTGCGATATATATCTGGTTTGCGTTTGCTTCTATAGACTTGTCTCTTGTCTCAACGGAAGGTGCGGTTGCTTTTATGTCAACGTGATCAATAACGTTTGGAGGAAGGATACCGCAAGCAGAAGCGTGTTCTATTGCCGCGCAAATTACTTTGTGGAAGCTTCTTCTGTATAATTCCTGAAGCCTTAAGCAATGACGCAAGAATGGCGATTCTGCTGTCAGGCTTGACGAGTAATTATTGTTTGACGCATCGCTTGAGCAGAGCCATTCCGGTGCGTTGTGCCTGTTTCCGGCTGAACGTAACAACGCCTGAAAGATACTTAAATGAGCCGCAGCGTTGGCCGCACCCGGTGGCGGTACATACGACATGCCTTTCGGAATATCCAAAAAGCTTCCTGATTCTAATTTCTGATAATCTTGTGGCTTTCCTGTCACCGGGTCACTAATCGAATAATCCACGGCTGATTGTATAAACGTTTCAACTTGGCTTGCTGTGGAAGTATCGTGCTGGCGGATTGCGGCAATTGCGGCTTGAACCGCTGCGCCTTCCCCAAGATTTCTGCGCAGCTTTCCAGCGGAATGAAAAGCGTCAAGAGTCTCATAAGAGAAATCTGAAAGCCCACGTTTGATGGAACGTTTTACGTTCACCTTCAAGTGGACAACTTCTGAAGCCGGAACAATTTCTCCCATAGTCGGGGTTGATTCCTTTTCTCCACCGGGTGCCGCGTAATGAACGTGATAATTCTTTATTGCGAAAACATCATCTTCTTCTGTTTCAATTCCATATGACCAATTCTGAAATTGGCTGTTTCCGGGCTGAACGATCTGCTCAGGCTCAACCGTTCTGACGGTCAAAGATCCATCGGGCTGTGGGAATAAACGCAAAAAGAATTCACCATCTTCCCTACTGCGCCAGAACAATTCCTGTTCCATCTCGCTCCAAGCGTTGTTGCTACAGAAATCGTCAATAACGTTTTGAACCTTTAACACAACGTCCTCTGTGATTCCCGTTTGAATCTTTGCTTGGGCACGGTAAGTATAGCCTGAACCAATAACGTAAGAAGTCAACCCGTTCAAAAGCCCATAAGCGTTGGGGTTGGTCGCAACGCACAAACGTGACTGCGCGCGTATCAACGATAGCTGTGCTTCAGAAGTCCAAAAAGGAAAGTTGCTGCCCCAACGCCTATCGGTTGGTTGGCTAATAGGATAGTTTATTACTCCGCCATCTTTGTAGCGGTCCAAAACGTTAGCGTATGCCGTGAGCCAATAATCGCTGGACGGGCCACTTTCAAGAAAACGTTTTGCCCTTTCTAAATGACGCAACCGGATTTCTTCTTCAACGTCTTCACGCTTTTGCTTTGGCGTTTTCTGGGTTGTAAACAAACGTTCCCATATGTTCATATCCTGACACCCCTTGCTAGCCTGTTCGCTTTGCCATTATGTATGTCAATCATAACGCGCAGCGCCATCTCTAATGAGTCCGGGCCATCATCATACTCTGAAACAGGAAAGTCACGCAATTGATCAACTAAAAGTTTTGTGCCAGCGCTTCCAGCCTTAAAACGCATCTGGCCTTGACCCAAGTAAGGCCCAAGCCTTCTGATCCTCACGTTCTTTGACACGGTATTGACGATAGGCACAATCGGAATTCCCATGCCAGCCGTCCTTGCGCGCTCTTGAAGTTGGACGGCAAGCAACTCTTGAAATTGATTTGTTTCGATAGCAATTGCGTCTGACCTATAGTTTCGCTGAGTCTCCAATACCGTTGAAACGATAAGTTCAGAATTCATTCTGGCCATATCGGCTTCCACATAAAGCGTGCCGTCAGTATCACGCCCCAACTTTACTATTGAGGAATAGTCTCCATGTTTTCCATCACGGCCTTTTGACGGGTCAACGCCTATCGTTTTCAATGATATCGTTTTTGGCCATTCGTCAAACCATATAGACTTGGGAAAGTAAGAGTCTGGCCATTCCGTTCCGCCACCGCTTCTTGGCTTTTGCTGATACAAAGCGCTCCACTGGTATTCTCCAATAGAAGCTTTCATCCTCATCAGATCGTCAATCCCAAAACGCTCTGGCCACAGCGGTTCACCTTCCGCGCGTGGATCGTACAAAGGCTTGTCGCCTCTGTCAGATATTGCCGGAAGGTTAATGACGGTCCATTGATCGGCTTGCGGCTCATTAACGGCAAGGTCCAGCAGCCTTCCAACAAGATCATCGGAATGCCAGCGCGTCATGACAATAAGAATTCTTGCATCAGCTTCTTGTCGAGTAGAAAAGGTAGACGTGTACCAATCCCAAGTAGCTTGGCGGTATGTGGCTGAGTCTGCTTCCTCACGATTCTTGACCGGGTCATCGACGATCAACCACTGACCGCCCATGCCGGTAATACCGCCTCCAACGCCTGCTGAACGGTACACGCCTTTATGGCCTACAACTTCAAACAAATCGGAATTGCGCAACCAGTTCACAGAAACTGTTCTACTATTGCCCTCATTGAGCCTAGTTTTAGGAAACAACGTTTTGTAGAGGCTTGAGTCTATGATTCTTTGAACGTCACGGTTATTCCTTGACGCAAGGTCAGCGGAATAGCTTGCGGCAATTATAGAAGTGTTTGGGTTCACGCCAAGAAGATATGCGGGAAGCCTTCTTGAAATCAATTCCGATTTGCCGTGTCTTGGCGGCAACGAAATTATGAGCCTTCTTAAAGGCCCATGAATCATGCCGTGAACGGTGTCGCTTATCAGACGGTGATACCAACCCGGCTGATAAGTAGGCATAGAATACTGGGCAAAGTCAACCAGACTGCGTTTCGCTATCCTGCGTTGAATTAGTAATTTTGCCGCGTCCTGTGGCGATAGCAGCAAGTTCGTCATCCGTTAGTGCCTCAGCGCTTGTTGTCAAAGTCACCCTTGACTCTTGCCTGACCTCAGACCTTTCGACATAACCTCTGTGCTTTGCTTGCGTTTTAAGCGTGAAGCAAACAGCCCAAGCTTCACCGCGCAGAACGGCTTGGAGCAAGGCCAATTCCGCTGTGTCGCAGAATTCACCGCGCTCACGCTCGACAATTCCTTTGAGCTTTTCATTCCGTTGGATGCGCCGATGTACGGTTGACGGGTCGCAACGTAATTCCTTGGCGGCAAGATATATCAGCCCCTTGCATCTTATCAAGGCTTCAGTAATTCTTGCGCTTGTAAATTTGGGCTTTCCCGCCATCGTTTTATGCCTTGCAAGATTGCATGATCAAGCTAACAAGCGCATTGTATTCAGATTCTATTGGCAAATCTACAACTATTTCACCGGCAAGCATCGCCTTGTGTCTAATCCGGTCGATTGACCGGTGCTTTCCCTCAACAAGCTTCTTGTCGATTTCTCGCTGCGCGCCTTTCGCTCTTTGCCTTGCCGATATGCGCTCAAGGCACTGCCAGACCGGCGTTTGAAGGAAGGCCCAAGTCATCCCGATGCCGTTGTGCTTGCGCAAAATTTCGCTGGTAGAAAACCAAGTTGACCAGACGGTCGAAATTATCACGCCTTCAAAAAGGACACAGGAAGCCTTCCCGCCAGTATGGTCACCGGTTGCAGCGGCAATAACCGCATCAACCGCCTCAGCGGTTGTTTTAACACGATCCATGCCGCTGATCGGTTGGCCAGCAACGTACGATCCAACGACTATGGCATATAGGGAAGGTATGTAGTGGCCCTTGGTTTTATGCGGCCCAATTTCTATTTCGCGTGAAAGCTTATCACCAATCACAAGCCTTTTCAATAACGTGGTTTTGCCGCTTCCATTAGTTCCACGGATATTTATGACGTTCATTTTTTATAGTACCTCACAAATTCCTCAGCCCACAACGCGGACAAAACGGTTCCAGACTTTCTTGTCCCGGTAGCCACCCATAAGTTTTTGGATATCCTAATCAATTTCGGCTTTTCTTTCGTGTAAGGCCTCATTCCGATTTTGAACGTGCTGGGGCCAGTTAGCCCAACGTCCTTGGCGTGTTCGTGAAGACGCTTGGTCAAGGTATGGTTCCAAACCCTCACCGCAGTACCATCGCTGACATACATCCTTCCTTCCCTGATAGGGAAAGATATGATTTGTTTGTACGGTGCCCAGACTTTATATTTGGGTTCAGTCTGATTTGGATATATGAGCGCCATTCCTGCCATGCCGTGAACGTCAACGTTCAATAACGTTTTTGTCCAAACTCCTGCGGCAACCACAACGGTTCCACGATATTCCTTTCCAGAAATACAGCGCACATATCCGTCTGAAACTTCTTGGACGGTATCGCGCACCGGCTGCTTTACCATCAAGTCTTCTGGAGTAAAACAAGAAGCGCTTCCGGGCTGGCCTTGAAACGTCACAGTTCTTGGGGTTGCCAATTTCGTAAGTATTTCCATTGACTTGGAATAATGGCCCTTGGGTAGCCAAGACTCTTTGAGCAAACAAGCCGCAGCCGGGCTGGCTGAAAATGAGAAGCCGCTGTCAATAACCGTAGAAAGGCCCAACCCGCTGAGTTGAGAGTATCTGGCAATCACTGAGCCAACGATACCGCCTCCAACGACAATAAGGTTATTCACGGTACAAACTCCACAAGACGCTGTGCCGTATTGCCCCAACCAACCAGCGATTTCTTAAGGTCAACGCTGTCCTTCCCTATGGTGTAGTGGCCGTTCAGATGCGCTTTATACTTGCACAAAATCGTTTCTGACTCTTGCACGTTTAATGGCCTAGAAAAGTCTGGTGGCGCTTTTAGGCAATAATCTGCATTTAACTTGGCGGCAAGTGCGCGTGCAGTTTCGCTTGGATTTCTATTTGGGGCAATCATTAGCGCAGCTTTTGCTGGGTGATCGTACAATTCTAATTTGGCGCTTCCAAAATCAATTTTAGACTTCAACAACCGCTCAACCATATCGCAAATCTTAAAAGCCATCCAAGGCCCAAAACCGTTCCAGCTTAAGACTTCCGCGCAAACTACCGGGAAAGTTGCCGGGCATAAGCTTTGCAATTTCGTAACAGCGTCTTCAGGATTTGGAAATCTGGCCTTGAGAAAAGAAATTGCGTTCATTCCGTTTTTGCCGCGAAAGTGCCGCCTTTCAGCGCCACGCGGGCAATTTGGATATAACGCCAAGGCTTCCTCGAACCAATCGTTGCTTTCAGCAATCTTGGAAGCCACGCCTGAATGGTAAAAGCACCAATACGCTAACAGCCAACGCTTCAATAACTTTTCTTCAAGCCTTGCCCCATAAAGCATGGTATATACCGGGTCAAGGTCTTGCGTTGCTATCAGCTTCCTTCCAAATTCTAATATGTTCAATCTTTTCTATCCTTGCGTTCTGTCTTTGTTCTTACTTCCCGCAAACGGTCAATTTCTCCATCTATATCCAAGCACCTCCACATTTGTTTGAGAGAATAATAAACCAAGCTGAACCTTCTTCCGTCTGGCCTTACTTTTCTGATTGGCGTGACGCCATGAAGAAGGCTTTGACCGTCAAACAATAGCAAAGACTTATCACCACAAGCTATGGTTAAGTCTAATTCCGGAATTGATAAATGGCCACCGGATATGTGCTTTTTGAATACTATCATTCCGGACCATACGCCAGCGTAGTTGCCTGAATCAAAATGATACTGCAACGGGTTGCAATCGTTGGCAATTCCTGAAGTAAAGCAGGTGCCTTCCATCTTCCAAGAATCTTGTAGGTTTTGGTCTGTTTCGTTTTTGTGTTTTTTATAAAGTTGCGGGTTGATTTCGGAATATATCTTTTCAACAATCAGTGCGGTTTTGCATAAATTAGAATGAGCAATTTGGTTTTCTATAGCCAAAGAAGTTGCGCGGCAAGGCTGACTTTTTACATGATTTCTTGGAGAATATCCAAAGATCCTTGACGTTGAAGTCATACCGCCTGTGCGGTGAGCAACGTTATATTTCACCATAGTCAAAGAGTTTCTGACTTCTTCCAAACCATCTTCTTGCAGGCGGTGCCTGTAAACTATGGCAAGCCTGCCGTCAATTTCGATTTCGGCGTCATAATCTATGAACCTGCTGCAATCGTTCTCAGTTGCAGACTTTCTTTTATACTTATTGAGGTCAATCGGAATCTTCTTGACGCGTAGTAACATGATACCCTTGCTCCTGCAATAAATTTACAATTGCTTCGGTATTGCTTGAAATCCCATTCTTATCACAATAATCGCCAAGCGCCTCATTAACAAGAGCGTATTGGTCTACATCAAAAACTAAAATGATCTGGCGAACAGATGAATTTTCATAGTCTTCTTTCGTCTTGAGAATTGTAGCCTTTCCAGTAGAATCCATGCTATCTTTCATAGCATTGAAATCTATGGTCTGTTCGCGTAATTGAGCAAGCATAGAACCAACAGCAAAGTTGTCTGTTTTTACGCTATCCAGTAAGTCTCCCAAAGCCTTTGCGTTGCTTCCAGCCATAGAAGCCAACGGGTCAATCGTCAGTAGAAGCTTGTCAGATTCTTCTTCAGTCACGTCCAAAACAAGCACAGGTATTTCTGCGTCACCGGCTGTTTCTGTTCTAAGGTGACCGTCAATTAGCATAAGGCCTTCAGGCGTTTCCCTTGCCAATACCGCGTTGGCAAAACCAATTTCTGCCAGCACGCCTCTCAGCGCATCGCCTTGATCCTTTCCGTGCGTCCGCCAATTCTTGGGATTTGGCAGGATTTCGTTTGCGTTTACACGCCTGAATTCCTTGATCCTGTCGCGTATTTTCATAGCCTTAACTTCCCTTCCTTCTGCCCATTTTCCTTGTCACCTGCGCTTGCCCAAGTAGCATCTTGCGGATTCCACAACGAAAGTCCAGCGGATTCCCTTCTGACTAACGTTTCCAATTTCTCTTTGCTTCCGGGTGGATGCTTGCAAACCTCAGTGTCTACTGGGCAATCCGCGTATAGTTCAGGCGCAATCTTCATGCAAAGATACTCCCAAAAACCAGCTTCAAGGTCCATCGAGTCCGAAATACTTTCCAGCCTCTGCGCCAGCAAATCCAACGAAATCTTTGCTGCGCGCTTCTTCATCCGTCAACCCTCTGACAACAACTTTCAAGAAGGCCACATCTTTCTTGGATGACGGGCCAAAGTAAAGCGCTGTAATCCCAACCACGTTTTTGACGTTGTCTTCCTCAATCACGCCAAGATATCTTAGCAAATCTATTGTCGGTTTGATTATATTGTCCAAATCCCTGCCAGCCTTCCAGCCCTTGCCGCCTGTCATGATTAGATGGACGTACAAAGGCCCATTCACCCTTCCGGGTGCCGTTCCAGCAAGGAATTTACAAGTATTGATCCACTTCCTGTAACTTGCCGATCTGTAAAACTTGCCACGGCCATAAGAGTTCATTTCATTGGCCGATACTGGCGCAGGCAATTTTAATTCCAAACGCTCCACCATTCCTTGTCCGGGGTTGAAACCGTCATCAAAGCTTGAAGCATTTTTCATAACAGCAACCTGTACCATAAAAGCTTGTAGAAAGCAATACGTTATTTGTCTTCAGGTATCACCGCCTTTCTCAAATCCCTGTAAAATACACAGTGCGCGTCCTGAAGCTTCACCGCGCGCCAACCAAAAGATCTTAGCCAAATCTGCGAAGAAAAGTGAGATTCATGAACGAAAGCGCAATACAAACCACCCGGAAGTATTATAGAATTGTGTATGATCTTTCCAAGTCCAAGATTTCTGTATGGTTTTAGAACAACAAGCCTTTTTAAAAGAATCTTATCATCTTTCATTCTAATAACGGAATATGCAGATACCTTATTATCGTCCAGTAAAACTGTATGGTAATGACTTCTTGACCTACAAATCGAAAACATATCAGCAACGCTTAGTGCCTCATCGCCAAACGTTTCAATTTCGGTATCGTCAATTTCCATCTTCTGACTATCACTCAAGGATGAATAGTCAGAAGACCAAAACTTACCAGTTGGCCAGCTTATTTCAGGCATCCGTTGAACTCCCAAGCTTCCACCACTTTCTATTGTCCACTTGATACTCTTCAACCGTTATATTCTTTTTGGCCCTGTAAAGTCTATCCATGCTGATTCCGGCAACCTCAGCGTCATCAATACAATCTTTCACGCGCTTGGCGCCGGTTGCTAGGAATTCTGTCAGCCAAGCAGAATCCGGAATCAAGTTGCTTGGCCTTCCGCGCATCGCGCTTGGCCTTCCGGGTTCATCGCTTCCTCTGGCAATCGTTTGTGGCGGGCTGTTATCGTAGTCATTACCCTCATCTTTCATGGTTACGCCAAGCGCTTCAGGCTTCTTTGAGTTGGTCTTGTCAACCCATAGCTTCCTGCGGTTGGGGCTTCCTTCCGGGTCAGGTTGCTCAAGCTTTATGACTTGGCGGCAAGCGCCAACGATTCTACGGCCAAGCGCTTCCCCACCTTTGTTTAAGTGCGTAACTAAAACAATGCTCACGCCACAACGCGTTGCTATCTCAGCCAGCGGCTTGAAGAATCCCTTGGCTTCCTCTGGCCTTGTCGTGTTGCGGTCTGTCGCACTTCCACAAGTATCCACAAAGATCAAGCCGGGCTTGACTCGCTTGATTCTTCTTTCAAATTCAGCCAAGTCTTCCATAGAATCAAGATTTGTACCGCTGTACGGGTTGCTTCTTCTTCCGTTCAGAACTATAGCCTCTGGCGGAAAGTTCATTTCACCCGGCAAGGAAGCCAACTCAGCCCATTGGCTATCCGCTGCCAACCAAATAGCAACTGAGCCAGCCGGAAGCGTAGCTGGTTGGCCGTCAGGCCAAGGAAGGCCCAAATTGACACGCCTGAGCAAATCCGCGCATAGCCTTGTCTTCCCGATGCCCGGATCAGACGCTATGGCGGTAATGGTGCCCTTTTGAATCCAACCGGGCCAAATCCACGATACCGTAGTTTGCTGACGGATCAAATCACCAGCGGTCGCATCCGGGTCATCTTCCGAAATTTCTTGAGCCGCAACACAATCCGGTCCAGTGTAGGCTTGTCTAGTTTCAACTGAGCGTGACGATCTTGTCGCGGTTGGCGCTTGGGCTGATTCAAGAAGATATCCGCGCCTTGACGCAAGTTTTGCGGCTTCCTTGAGCTTGTAGGCTATATCGGAAGAAGGCCACGGTGGTACGCAACCACGGTTCCAATCGTTCATAACCGGAAGCGCTTCTTCCGGACTCAAGCCAAAGCCTTCCACCAGAACCATAGCAACGTGAAAAGTTTTATCGTGACCGCCTTGGCCACTAATCGCTGGAGAAATCTTTCCGATATATTGCGCAGCACGCCTAGAAATCTCACCGGATACTGGCGTTTGCTGCCGCTGGGTCTCAAGTTGGGCCAACGCTGATTCTTGCCCTTCCCAAGCGCTCAATATAGAAATCAAGGAATTGGAATTTGACTTCCGTACGGAATCATCCAAAGATTCTGAAGACTTGCTGACCCAAGCCACCCTATGTGGCCGTTGCTCGGTGGCAACGCCTTTCTTGGCCTTTGTGCCATAAAGCTTCCAAATCCTTGACGCATTATATGTTTTTACATCGACCTTGGCGTTTGGCGTTGAACAGCGTTTATGCAGGCCTTGTAGAAGCGCTTTCATCTTGAGCCTAGTGTCCTCATCGTTTGGCAACGATATTGGAAAAGATATGTGCCAACCGTTACCAGAGCAAGCGATGATTGGGTTGGTAAAGCCGGAAGCTTCCATAGAAGTTTGAACGTGACACAAGACTTTCCACGCGGCTTGGCGCTCTTCATCGGTTGCTGACAAACCGTCTGGCCTTACTGGGTCAACGTCAATTAAACACCAGCGCCTTTCGATAACGTCAGAATCGCTGGCGCAGTTGCCGCCAACTTTTATTTCGTTAGTTGCCGCTGAAGAAATAGGATTTGGAACGAAATAAACACCGCTGCACTTCCGCTCCAGTTCCATAGCGCATACGGCCATAGTTTCCAAGCTATCATAAGAAAACGTGCCGCTGTACGTTTCTGATCCAAACGCTCTCAATTCCGTAATTTGTCCGGGCTGGACAAACGTTTTCAAATACCCCACGATACGCTGTACTTCTTGCATCGCAAACCCCTATGTTAATAGAAACGTCCATGAAATATGGAGCGCTTTCTAGGTGAAACATCTTCTACACGAAACACAAGCGCCCTTGATATTCTCAAGGGTATTCAACGGGCATACTTCCTTGCCGGTGATTCCTTCCGGCATCTTGTAATCGTGCCCAAAAACAACCTTGCACTTTTTGGGATATGGCCCAATTTCGTTTGGCGCGTACTGGTAGCTGAAGAAGTGATTCCTTGCCTTGAATACAACCCGTTCAGCCCTATCCATGCTGTCCTTGTCAAGACTAAAATGAACAAAAACGTTTTTGGAATCGTTGATTTGCCCAGCAAACAATGGCTTTCTAGTTCTGACCCATTGCCTTATTTCTGGGCATACCTTAGAAATATGGTTGATGGCAATTACTGACTCAGCAAATAAATCACCTGACCCGTTCCAGACTATAAAATCAAGGCCCATTTTCTTTGCCCTAGTCCAAACGATATTGGCAAAGGCTATGGGATTCTCCATACAAGTAATAAGATTGCGTTGCTGCTTGGCTAATGACGCGGACCACGTTATTGGACCACAACCGGCATAACAAGTAGCGCCACAAACCGTTGTTGGCGAACACGTCTTGGCTATAGGAAAGTTTATGCTGTAACCAGTAACGCCGTTGCTACTAAATGGGCTTTCCCCAACGCCTAGTGGCTTGATTTCATTAACCATGACTAGGCGCAAACGTTTATATCGTTTCATAGGAATTACCAAAAAGGTTCAAGATCGGGTCAAGCCTAGAATACTCGATGTTATAGCAATCAACGCTAGCCATAAATTGGTTGGTCGGGTCAACGTCACCAGACTTTATAAACGTTGACTCTTCAAAGAATTTGAGCCTTTCTATAAAGCCCATAATATACACGTCCGTGTAGCCACTTCCACCGCGCGGCCACAGCGCTCTTGTAAAAACATAATGCGTACAAGTCTGCCTGCTACCGGAAGCCGCAACGCTTCCCTCATAAGTTTTATTTGGAACAACGGTTGTCAATTTCGTTTTGACCTCAAGCTTGTAACCGTTGTATGGAATATCGTAATGGGAAGTATTGTCGATTGGACAACCAAGGAATTTGGACAAGGCAACTTCCCCAAGCATCCCTGTGAGGTTGCCGTTGCCGCGCAATATAGAAAAGTCCAAGCTGCCAAGCTTTTCAGCCCTTCTCTTGGCGTCATCTATCATGAAGCTATCCAAAGGAATTCTAATCATCATGGCCATACCCCAAATCGACCATACGATCTTTCAGCCTTCCCAATGCGCGCTTGTAACGCATATCAATCATTTGCCTTGTTACGCCACAAATCTTGGCCTGTTTTATTTTAGAAATCCCGTCAAGCTGCTTGACCACCACTTCTTTTTCAATTTCTGGCACAAATCTTAACGCTGATCGTAGGTCTGAGTCCAAACGGTAAAAGTCCACCAAATACTGCGATTCTGAAGATTTTGAAACCAAATCTATGGTTTCGCCTTCAAGCCTATGTATTGAAAACTTTGAAACGTGCTTCATGGCTTTATGTGAATTCAGCCTGTTCAAATAGTAATTCCTTGCGCAAGCGTATACCCAAGTGCTTGGCTTGGACAATAACGGGTCATATCTTTCTGTGTTTCTGAGTATATGAGCCGCAAAATCTTGGCACCATTCATCTACCTCAACGCCGCGCATCATATACTTCCTTGCTCCGGAATATATGAGCGCCACCGCTTCTGATTCTGGCAAGCCTATCAATTCCCGTTCCATAACCGCGTGAGCCTCAAATATCGTAATCATGCAGAGCGTTGGAATCGAACCAACCTTTCCAGCACACCGGCTGGGCCTTAGCAAACCATTGCGCTCCACTTTGCCACTAGGTGATGGCCGTGCCTAGTGGCTGGTGCGAAGTTCAGGGTGCGATACCCTTGCCATCCTCACCCTTAGAAGGGCAACGGTTCAGCGGGCATATCGCTGACAACCGTCTTGCCCTTGATTCTAAGATTGTGGTATGTTCTAGAACCACTAACCTTGGACGTTTTTGCCGCTGTCATGGTATACCCTACAATCTGCTTCAGCGCCAGAGGCAATTCCTTTGAAAACTTCTTCCCGCTCTTGTGACCGGGAAGCCATTCATTTGTTGGAATTCCCAGCACTAGCAGATCAGCGCCAATCATATTGGCCTGTTCTTGATTTCGTAGGAATGACGCGTTTTCAATCTTCTGCCCGATATGACCGGGACCAGAAACAACGCGGTATACCCAACGAATGATGGTCTCATTCGTGCGCTGAGTCATAGTTAATTCTGCCGTGTCAATTTCCATGGTATACTCGCCATCTTGCAAGCTTTCCAAGTTTAACGCGCGCCCCTGCATAACCGGCGCAAATCCGCCATCGAAACTATCCAAACCGACGATATCGCTCATGTCAAACTCCTGTTAAAGAAATAACAACTAAACCACAAGAATCACTGTAAACCGTTCAATTCCGTAATCAACTCGTTGGCCTGAGCTTCAGTCATATTGGCTGAACTTCCGATATTGAACCTTTGCTTCACGCCATTCCAGTAGTTACCAGACACCCCGATATTATCGGCCAACCTTTTAATTTCGCTCAGTTGGCTGGCGCTTGCCTTCATCACCACAACTTTTGCGTTAAAAGCTGTGGAGAAATCGTTGACCGCTGATTCCAATTCCGAAACAGGCATATCGGGCATTACAGAAATTGGTTCAGGGCCAGAAAGCCATTGTCTGATTGGGGTAACGAAAGCAAGATCTGGCTTGGAGACTACCAAATCAGAAATCGTTGGTATGCGGCTTTTGGTCACGACCAAACGGTGGTCGTGGTCCATATCGGCCACAATATCGAATTCATACTCTAATCCATCCCTTTGAACTGGCGCAAGGCCAACCTTTCTAATTACGGTGCGGCCCGTTTTCTCATCGCGCTCTTGGACGTATTCCGTCTTTGACCGCATAGTACAAATAATATGGATCTGGGCAGTAACTATAGCCTCAACCATAGAATTGTGATGGGGCGTGACTTCCCGCCACGCGGCAAAGGAATTGCCAGACTTGCTGCGAGCGCTTGCGCGGTCAACAAGTTCCAGCGCTCCATCCTTCCCAATCCAAGCGTGACTCAGCGAGTCAATAATCAAAACCTCATAACCAAGACTTACTGCCTTTTTAATTGCCTCCACATACTTTTCTGGAGAAAAGCTATCAAGCTCAGAAACGTCGAAATCAAATATATCGCTGTACTTTGAAGCGCTTCCGTGTTCTGTATCTAGCACAGCGATTTTGCTTGGGCTTGACGCAAGGCCTTTCGCGACAACCAAAGCCGTGTACGTCTTGCCGGAACCACTAGGCCCAATAATTGCCATGCGCAATTTGGACCTTGACTTTATAGCCTTTTTAAACATCGCATACCCCTAATGGATACCTGAAACAGCGGCAAAGTTACCGCATATTCTGCTGTGGAAACGATCCACCCGTGACTAAGTCACAGCGCCAGCGCAGAATACTATAATCAATCAAAGTGCGCGCGTCCACCACCATTTCTTGGATATGGTCCCATCCATGGGCGCCATTCTTCTTTTAGCTCATAAATTGTGGCAAGCTTCTTCCAAACCTTTACAAGCGCCATGATATCGTCAGCGCTTCCTGTACAAGCCTTCCAAGCCAACAAGGCCTGATGCGCCTTGGCGGATTCTTGCAGCGTTGCGTGAAATCTTTTCATCTAGTCACCCTCACCGTAACATCGACTGGGTCACGGTAATATGTGACCGACAATTCCGTTTTTGTATACGCGCAACCGGCAAACACAACAAAGAAACAAATTAGTAATCGCATTGGTCAGCCTTCCTTGCTGTTAAGGCATACGAAATTGGCGCTTCCTTCTTCCTGATATCGTCATAATCGTTGTGCTTCCATATAATTTCGCGCAACCATTTACTATAAAAAGGCATGTACCTTCCAAACATTTCGTTGAGGATATCCCCAACGGTTGACTTATTGTCTATCCAGCGCAATATCGTATTTGCCGCGTCACAATACTCGCTGCGGTTGTTTTCATCCATAGTAATTGGTATCAGCAACGGTTCATACGTCTGCCTTTCCAGCACTATGTGACCAAAGCTCATAACTTTCAAATTGTCGGCCAACCGCTGAACGGTATCACGGCTGATGTGGTTTGCGGCAATTTCGTCCAAGATACCGCTTTTTGACATGGCCTTAACTCCTTCTTCAACCGCTATTGGGTCGCAACCTATTAGTTTCATACAACCACCTGCCTTTCCTCAGACTCAGCCAAACGGCCAAACGCAATAATTACGTTATTGTAAGCAAGCCCAAGGCCTTCAGTAGTGTCAGGAATTTCACTTGGCTTGACACGTTCTGAACCGTAATACTCAATAAGGTTATCAACGCACTCTTTGAGTTCCTTCAACGTTTCCACAAGGCCTTGCCTTGACGCGTGACGCTTCCAGCTAAGGTCACCCCCAACTCTAAGCTGGTAGGCGTGTGCCTTCAGCGTGAAAATATGCACCGACAGCCAAGACTCCAATTCCGCTGATCCATAACCGGGAAAGCTGTTCATGGTATGGCAAAGATCTGTGAGATATTCTGCCTCACCAAGCGTTGCGCACCCATGTTTCTTGACTATCCAATCTGCCAGTTGCGTTCTGCCACTGATCATAATGCGCCTCCAATCACGCTATACTTCACCCGTTCCAGCGAGTCAGAAACCATTAGCGCAAGAATTCCTTGAGCAAGCACGGTATCGTCAAGCTGGTCATCAGCCGGTATGACCTTGACGTATGGATCGTTACCAAACGTCAACGTGACAGCAGCTAACGCCAGCTTTTGCTTCAGCGCAACTTTCTGACCCTTGCTTGGCGCTTGACCCAATAACCCGTCTTTGCGCAACTGAGCAAAGATTTGGGCACCAGCTTCTGCTTGCGATGTACCGCACGGAAGCTTCCAATCAACCCGGATATGAACGTCCATCGCTTTACTCCAATACCCACAAAAAGCTGGTCGATTTGGCCAGCCACCACGCCTATCGCACAAGAATCTGCGCGATAGGTTAGGTGGACGGTCAAGTCTCAATATTCTCTGACCCTTTCCATCATTGAGCGGAAAGTCTCCATGATATTGTGCTTCAGGCTGGACTTCCTGAGTTCAAGGCCTTTGACTTGATCGTTGAGGCTTTCGATTTCGCGTTGGATGCGCCGCACATCTAGTCCAGCCATAAAGGCCTGTTTGCGCATATCGTCACGCTCTTTGATCAATTCAAGCTTGGAGTCCATCAAACTCCCATAGCCTATGGTGCAAAAATCATCCTTGATCGCGCCTTCCATAATCGGCACAACTTCCTTGAACAAATCGACAAGATAGCCATACTCCTGTGGGATTTCAGAAGAAATCTTGTGAAGGTACAAAATTTCTTGTTCCTTTGTCGCCATGTCGCACTTCCTTTCTATTTTGAGAATTTACACAGCTTGCTGGAGTAGTGAATCCCAAGCGTTGATCTTGCTGCGGCTTCCCTCACCGTACCATGTAGATTCAAGCCTCACGTCTTTGCCCGTTCTGCGCGTGCTGTGGTCGGTCCATTCAGACCAAACGTTATAGGCTTGCCAACCCGTTCCTTCCATACCGCGCAACGTATTGGTTTTGCTGTGCTGGAGCGTGACAAGCTCAGAAACTACCGCCTCAGCCCGCTCTTTGGTGAGCTTGAGACTTCGCACTTGGTCCACATAAAACTTGGCCAAGGCTTCATCGTCCATTTTTATCTTCAATAAGGCCTTTGCCTCAAGTGCCATCCGCTCTGTAGCGGTATGAACTAGGCCAAGGGCAACCCGTGCCGTTTCAACATTATCCTTGAGCTTTCCGTCATGGCGGATTGCGATGGACCTGTTTTTGCCATACTTGCTTTCGTCCATGACTAGCTGGAACGTGTTTGCGCAAACCACGCGAGTACCTGTGGCAACGGCCATCATGCGTAGGTTGCCGTCATGCCCGTTCAGAACGGCAATATAGCTTTCCACAAGATCGTTGGGAATAACCTCAAAGCAATCCTTCACCTTGGCGTTCAGCCACACGCGCTTGCCACCGTGCAGACTACCGGCTGAATCGTATTTCGCGCCTTGCCCTAGCACAAGATCCATGAAACCGCCCAATTCCGTATTCTGAACTGGCTGGTACTGCATCCCAACTATTCCAAGCTCTGTGTCAGAATCAACCCGCACCACAGCGCGCCGATCTTTCACGGCAATCAAATCGTTGTTGTTGGACTTCCGGAAGATTGGCCTCAGATCCACTGCCCAATCCAAACCGGCATGTTTTATGGCTTCTTCACTGGTCATCGCTTCCGGTACAACTTTCCCCAAACCGTGCCAAGCCGGTTGCCGGGCAAATACGCAACGCTCAACGCCACCAGTCGTATCAATTTCGTGTGCCATCGCTGAAACTCCATACTTGCTGTCATATTGGCTACCGGAATTGGCAGCCCCAGTTCCGCCCACAATTTGCTGTGGGCGGTGATGGGGTTGTCAAAAACGTTTTCTATCGGTCCAGCACAGAGCAGACGTTGCTCATGAATTCCTTGACTTCCACTAGGCAAGCCTCAAACTTGTCCAACTCTAGTTTCAATTCCGTAATTCTATGGGTCAAGCCAACGCGGTCCAATCCGGAAACGTGTGTTTCGTTGCGCAGAAGCCAATACTCATAAAGATATCCATACATCTGGCGCTTGATCCAGCTACAACGCTTTACAATATCGTTTTGATAGCCTTTCACGTTGTAACTATCGTTGCGCGAAATCGCCAGCCTTGCCAGTTGGCAAAGCAATTCCGTATTTGTTTGGTTCATGTGGCACCTATTTCGTTATTGTTAATTCTCACAGCGTTTTGGTATTCTTGTGCCGTCATGCAAACGATATCCCAATGGCCTTCCGTTGGTATATTGGCCAGCGCTTCTTGCGGCGTGTAGAATTCCTGAGCTTCCTTAAGGTCTGCCGTAGTGTGCTGAATTCCGGTATGGCTGAACAAATCGCTCCAATTATATGGCGGGTTGTCGTGGCAGTAGAATCCACTTTCCCTTAAATACCGCCTAGTGATTGACTTGACAAAATACGTTATTCCAACGTATGCCTTCATCGCAATACTCCAAAGGTTGATGTTACCCAGACAAGAACACGACAATTTCGTGTTCCTGTTTCGCCACGTTTTGTGGCTCATCAGTGGGGAAGGCAAACTTTTATGCCTAGGGTTGACGCGTATTCCAATCCCTTGTCGGTGAACACGATCCACACGCACCCATATTCTGTGTACGTTGTAATAAGGCCTTGCCGTTTTAAGGCTAAAATGTACCCACGGTCTGATTTGCCGTTGCTTGGTACGTTGCCGCCAACCATAGGGTTGCCGCTCCAATTGCCCGCGTCACGGGCATAAGCTGTAAACAATTCCGTAGCACGCTCAGAAAGCTTGACCATCGCATAAACTCCTGTGAGAAAAACAGCCCCTATGGCCCACAAGTGGGAATTCCTTGTGGGGTGAAGGGGATGTTTTACGCGCCAATGAGTCTGGCAAACCACGATTTCTTGGGCTGGTTGCGTATTTGAGAAATCTGTTCACGTAATTCCGAAATCTGGCCCTCCAAGAAAGTAATGTGTTCGCGCGCCACGTACAAGGAATTCTGTACCGCCTCAATATCGTATTTGAATGCCGTCCTGATTTCTTGGCCCATATCGGCGATGCGGATATCTGAGAGCCTTTCTACCGCCTTCTCTGCCATGCGCTCCACAAACGGGCCAGCAACTAGGTCGAAATTCACGTTTTCTTTGATAAGCTGCTCGAAATCAACGTTGCAATCCTTGACAAGATTGTCCCAATCGACACGTTCTGCCACATACTCGTCAAAATCAATACCGTCAAGATAGTCTGAGGTTGCGGACTCCACCTTCCCTTCTAATTCACTTTCCAAATTGGTCTGAATATCTTCCGCGTATGACTCCAACTCGCTGGATGCCGCAACTACCTTCTTTTCAATTTCGTTTTGGACCTCATAGATGAAAGATTCACGATCTTTGGAATAGTCTGGCTTTTCCATGTATTGATCGAAATCGGTGTCATCCAGATACTGCTTGACGATGTTGGCAATTTCTCTTTCATGAACCTCATGAAATTCCTTGGAAAACATGACGCACCTCACTCCGCAATAAAGAAATTTGACCCGGACAAGAACACGAAATTGGCCGTGTTCTTGTTTCGTCACCTATCGTGACTCATCAGCGGGTTGGTTTGAGGAATTTGAGCGCTTCTTCCTGATACTTGGCCCTTGAAACGCGCAAAACTTTCCAAGATGAATGAGACGTTGGTTTGATATGCGCCTGAGCTTCTTCCCTACTATCGAAAGCTTGCGCCAAACCGGCTTGTTCCGTGAGCATTGATTTGCCGGTATTCATAAACAAATCGCCCCAATGGCCATAGTGAACGCGGTCGGAATAGTGATAATCGGGGCTGTGTCGGAAGTACATCTTGTTTGGACCAGACCTTTGGATCAAATAAACGTACCCAGATTTCATCGCAAACTCCTGTGGTTTTATGTTACCCGGACAAGCCCGTTGGCTTGTTTCGCCACATCGCGTGGCTCATCAGCGGGTCATTTCATCAAGTTGAACTGGTCAATAATCCGGTAGCAAACCTTGCGCATCTCATAGTTTGCCTTGAGAAGCTCAATCATATCGTTGAGATCGTATTCAACGACTCCAACCGAAATCGCATAGGCTAAAACGTCTTTGCCCTTTTCTTCAAGCGTCAGCATCGCGTCACTTCCTTTCCACTCAACTCGATCAACCTTACAAGTCCAATTAAAACTCTAAGTCAGAAATAAGTCAAGCTCAGAATTACCTTTTTTTTAGGCCAGTAAAAATGCGCAAAAAGCGTCAACCCCAAGGGGGCAAACCTTTTTGCTTTATGAGAAGTCCATAGTTCATGGCATACCGTAAAAAGAAAAAAAACAGAAAAGTTTTAAGTGATGCTTCCGTCAAGAGTTAAGTATTCCAAACACACCCAGTAAAAGTATTTACCCCTGTGGCTTTTCTTCTTTTTGCCTTTTTACGGGTTGCCCGGCTGATCCTTTTAAGGCTTGCGGTCAAGCGCTTGTCTCTATAGGGGCTTCCGGCTTGCCGTTTTGGGGCACTTTTTACGCGCATTGGAACGGAAGCTTTCCTCTAGTAAGGCCAAGCAAGAAGGCCCAATCCCGTTGCCCGGATTGACGGCACAAAAACGGTCTGGCGCAAATATAGGTTGACTAGGCGGTATTGGACCAATCCGGAAAGATAGGGCTGTGTTTAAGTTGAGCAGGCGCCTCACGTTGCCGTATTTGCGCAAGGCTTGGTGATACCGGTCCATTGGGAGTAAGGTTGATGTTGCCTCAGATCGTTGCACTAGCGCAAAATTGACTTTTCTAGGATATAAACCAAAACGGTAGACAATAGAAAAGAAGCTGAAGATATCTTTCTATTCGCTAGCATATAAAACGAAATAGACTCCCAACTTGGGAGCCTATTCGTGCCAGCGTGCCCGCTGTCATCCTGACCTTGGCAACGTCATATTATTCCGCGCAATTACTTTTTCAAGTAAACTCTTTTACACGCTTAAGAAAATGCGCTGAATCCTCAACAACTCTTGGGTTGAATTTGTCCCAGTGCTGGAGATGGCCAATAAACCAGTGGCAATCGCGACAAAGGGCAATAAGGTTGGACTCTTCCAATTCTAATGCGCTGTCAACGTAAAACGGCACGATATGATGCGCCTCAAGCTTTGCGCTATCGTCGCAAGCTGAACAGCGCTTTCCAGCAAGGAATTTCGACCTCACGGTTGGCCAGCGTCCTGACCTTACGGTCAAGGATTGAAGCGTGCGCGTAAAACGCCAACCGATGAAGTCAAACATTAAGCTGCCTCAATAATTTTATTGCCAGCAAGAAGATTGACATCCAAGGAATAACGCCACGTGAAACTCCATCTTCTGATGGCGGGTTATAACCGTTTTCAATTGCGTATTCCAAAAGCTTTGTATCACTAAAATCAAATTTGGAAGCAATTTCTGACTCAACCGCCAGAGCGGACGAAATCATTGGACCGGCTGGTAGCATCTGCGAAAGGCAATACCCAGCAACGTTCCAAGCTGAATGGGCAAGGTCTGAAATCGGAATTGATTTGCCGCGCACTCTGTCAAGAAGCAAAGAAAACGCCTCAAGTGGAAATTCATCAGGATATGGAATAAGCACGTCAATCCCTCATATCTTCCAGTCGATCATCTTCTTGGGAAAGCCAAGAAAACTGCTGAAAGCCCAACTATCACCCAAGCCAAGCATTTTGTCAACGATTTCCATATCAGCCCAAAATCCACACAACGGTGGATTTCCATTACCTACTGGACCCGTATGGTATCGTTCACCCCAAGAATTACAGATCCATATGCCGGGCCTTTCGCCAAGCTGATAGCCGATAGCAGCCATACAGTGGCCCCATCTTCCTTGTGGCGCCGCAAATCCGTTTTTGTCGCGTTGCCTTGTAAATCCTTGGTTACTACATATAGAAATCCCGTACCCAGACGCCAACGCTTTTACCGCTTGGTCAGCGCTTTCCACAAGAGTTATGCTATTTATTGGGTGCTTTCTAGCCTCAACTTCTAAGTCATCCGGCACGCCAACGCGCCCATATTCCCTGCACCGTGACTCGTTGTACGCTGACAAATCGTTTTTGCCATAAACTCCGCGAGAAACAACGCCATAGTTTGTGACAAACTTTGCGGCCCAAGCGCCAATTGAACCGTCACCAGAAATCCTTCCCTTGCCGATTTCCACACGGCTTCCACCGTACACAACTTCTTGAGCTAATGGCTTGTAGGCTTCCGGCTCAAGCTTAGAAATCTCAGCGAGCATGGTGAATTCTATTGCCGCGCAAGTTCCAAAACTAACACACGATCCAACTTGGCCTTGATCGCGTGACGGCCAAGCGCCTCCAACCAAGCTTTCGTGTAGTTTCCAACCAAATACTTCCGTTGGTACGCTTTCCAAAGAATAGGCACCGGTGGTTGAAAACGTTGGAAAGTCTAGGGCAGAAGCAATTTCCAAAACTGCTTCCTTGTCTTCTATCCAGCCGGGCAAGCTATTCATTTTAACTCCTCAAGGATTTGTGAGGCTTTCTTGTAAACTTGGGAAGCGTCAACGCGCATGGTTCCTGTGATTACTTTATCAGGGTCAGAAGTTAAAACCATTTTGACTTCTTGGGCAACCCTATCGCGCAAACTAGACAAGCAATCAGAAGGAATTGCGATGTTAGCTTCTTTTACTGCGGCTTGGAATAGCTGAGACACGGTCACAAACTCTTGGTTGAGACACATTTCAGAAATCTTCCTGTATAACGAAACAAGCTTTTGTCTATTTGTTTCCTTTCCTTCTTCTTTGGTGCCGTTCCAAATAGCTTGTATTTCTTTGGCAAACTCGCTTTCCAAGCGCTTCTGTCCAATAAATACTGTGACCACTACCGGTTCACTTGGAACGTCATTAAAACATGTGTAAGCAAGAATTCTATATTTGCCGGGGTTGGTAGAAGTCACAACCGTAGCTTTTGGATCAGAAAGTAATGAAGCCGGAAAAACACTGATTCCGGAATCAATTGCGTAGTATCTTATGCTCTTACCAGTACATTCGCCACGAATAGCAATAAATTCACCGGTATTCCCAGAAATTTCCACAGGGAATTTAATTTCTTGAAAACAGCACATAAGAATGGAAAAAAATGTAAGCACGGCATTCCCTCTTGGCTTTTAGCTTGCGCGTTCAATTATACAACAAACTTCTAAGGATATGTCAAGAAAACGCTGAAACGTTGACCTCAAACGTTGACTCGCCAGCGCCTTGTGCCGGGCTTGTTCCTTCCCAACGAATGCTGTGCGTTCCAGAATCAGTTGCTAAAAAGTCATAGTAATACTGGCCAGACGATGACTTGACTACTTCTGATGGATATTGCCTTTGCAAAACAACGTCAGTTGGTAAAAGAATTTTAAGCGTCACGGTAGTTGGGTCAATATATGCGCCAGAAATCGTTTGGAACGTGACCATAATTCTTACAACGTCACCAATATCGTAGTTCATATTCATTCCCCTAGTTGACGCGCCTTATCTTATCAAAACATACCTGCCTTGAAGAAAGCATAGAATATGGCGTAACACAAATTTTATTTGTAAAAGAAACACAAACTGTGGATAATTTTACCGCTGAAGAAATCACCCTAGTTTTATCAACGCACCAACTTTTAATTTGAACCGGTTGAGCATTAAGATTTTGCGATGAAAAGGTATATAAAGGCCCAATAAAATATACTGAAACGCAAACTTTTTGAACAGAAGTTACACAGACCGTTGTAGATTCTATCAGTGCCGGAATCACTCTAGTTTTATCAATAAGCCAATTTCTAATTTCTATGAGTTGGCTTCCAGCGTCTTGTAGGCAATAAGCGTAAAAAGGCTGAGTTGAGATCGACCCAATACCGGCAACAGAAACAGCTTGCCCGGAACCAACCAAATTTGCCGCGTAGATGCTTACGGAAGGAATTTGGCCTATCGCCCCAATAGTGCCCAAACCCGTTGAGCTTGGCGCAAATATCGACAAAGAACCAATACCGCAAACAGCGGTAGCGGTCGCAACTAGGCTTGAGCCGATAGGGTCAAGCAAAATAGCCGCAAGGCTTCCGGTAGCTGAGGAAGAAGTCAACGCTGAGAAATACGGTTGAAGTAAGGTGACCGTTTGGATCTGGCAAGCAGAAACTGAACTGCCAGACGGCTCAGAAGCTTGAGACAATAAAGAAATTATTGGGAAGCTTGAAATGGAAGAAGAAGCTGAAGCGCCAGAGGAAGACAACGCTTGAACGTTTATTGACCCAACGCTTCCGGTTGCCGAAACAATAACGTTATAGAAAAGAACAGCAGAATTGCCTAAAAGTGAAAAGTGACCCGTTGCCGCAAACAACGTATTTGAACTTGACTTTACGAAATTGGCGTCATACCCGTACAAAAGAAATTGGCCGTGGCTTGCTTGAACTTTTCTAATTGACAGCAAAGGGCAAGCGTTGCCATTAAAAAGAAAAGGAACACTTTCCGGCAATATAATTCTATTTGATTTTATAATTGAGTTGACGCCGGACAATAAAAATGGCCCAACCGTTACCCCAACTCTTCTTGCGGCTAGCAGGCTAGAATCAACGCCTGCCAAACTAAATGAGCCGGTTGAAGCTGTAGACCTTCTTCCGCAAACAAGCCTAGAGCCAATTCCCAGAAAACTAAATGAACCAGTTGACGCTATACCTTTTCTTGAGCAAGCAATTCTAGAGTCAATTCCAACCAAGTTGAACGCGCCAGTCGAAATTGCAGTTTTTCTTTCAACGGCAAGTCTAGAATCAATTCCGGCAAGATTAAATGAGCCGGTTGAGGCTGTAGACCTTCTTAAACAAACCAACGCTGAAGACGTTCCGGACAACGAAAAAGAAGCCGCAGACGCTACCAAAGTATACGCGGAAGTGGCCGTTGTTTTGGTTAGGGTTGCGTTGTTTCCGGTCAGAGTAAATGACCCGGAAGTAACAACAACGCGCCTGACTACGGATAGGCCAACGGTATTGCCAGTAAGACCAAACGATTGCGCGTTGGCCAATACTATGCGCCCTGTGCGCAATCCTATATCTGGACCAGATAACGTAAATGAAGATTGAGCGGCTGTTATTTTACGGTCAACTGTTAAAACAACGTTATTGCCGGAAAGCGCATAAGATTGGCTACCTGCTAATGCCTTTCGATCAATTTTCAAACCGGCAGAAATACCAGATAACGTAAATGACGCAACGTCACAAGCTATTATTCTTTGAGCTGTTGTTCTTGTTAAATTAGCAGCAATCCCTGTAAAAAGATATGACCTAACGTCGGCAAGCAAAACGTAATCTTCCTTGCTTACAGCAATTGTAAGCAACGTTGAATTTGGCAGGGTTGACGGTGCAGTATAAAGGCTTGTTCCCGCGTTGAAGCCGGTTGTTTCGCTCCACGACATAGCATATGGAGTAGCGTTACTTTGAAACGATGAAAATACTTTATTTGGTAATTTGGTTATTTGAACTTCTTGACCGCCGCCAGCGGGCCAAGGTGCGGTTGTGCTTGGCGGAACAGACGTGCTTGCAAATCCTGAACTTGACCAAGGCCCACCGCGCAAACCGCCAATGTTAGTTGCGCTTGCGGCAAAAACAGCGGATGAATTTCCAAACGATACGCTTTGTCCTTGACCAGCTAACGTAATTCCAATTGGATTGATTCTTGTGCCAAATCCGCCCGACCAACGCCACGCGTACGCGTACGGCACGCTGGGATGAGCAACCGCAATTTGCGCCCCATCTCTTGAAAACGTTATTCTTCTTGGTTGCGCACCCGGATTAGTTGCCGGATTTGAAACCTTGGCTCCAAAACCGGTAGAATTCGACCAAGCCCAAGCATGAATATATGGCGTCAAATTGCTTGCGGAAACAACGATATAATCTTCATTTGGTGAAAACGCAACCGCAACGCCATTGGCGGCAAACGTTGGATTGGTAAAACGTGTGCCAAATCCCGATATTGTAATTGGATAAACGCCCATGCCTTGCGTTCCGGCGCTAATCGCAACAGCCCCGGAATTCAAAGCCAAATCTTGACCGCCGGACGGAATAAGCGTGCTTGGATTGGATACCTTTGTTCCAAATCCGGCAGAAGAAAAGGCATAAGAATGAACGTATGGGCTTGTCTGACTGGAAATAGCAACAAAATCTTTATTTGCAGAAAACGCAATGCGTCTTGCAGGGGTTGATAATGAACTGGAAGGAGCAGGAAACTTGGTGCCCCATCCAGACAAAGACGTAAAATCATAGGCGTGAATGCCGGGGCTGGATGAGCTTGATCCAACCGCGACATAAAGCCCCATTATTTAACTCTTTTCAATTCTAAAATTATTGCCCTTGTTTTGGCAATATCTGTAGATTGACCAACCAACGATTCTAGCATCATAGTTGTTTTTCGTAATTCTATCTTTTCAGTACGCAATCTTGTTCGTAATTCATCACGAAACATGAGTTCTGCCGCAAGATCCAAATCGTTGTCATTCATTACGTTAGCCGCAAGTTGTTCTCTGCCCATGCCGCGATATGGCAACAAGTGAGCGGGCCACGTTAGGTTGGCCATTCCGTCTAAAATTGATTGAAAATTAAAAACATTCATCTGGTACTGATAGACTTCATTTTCGCGTTGCAAAATAGATTGGGCAAGAACAACCTCATGCTCATCTTGCGTGACGCTTCCGTTTGAAGCGTCAAACTGTTTTCCATTCCCCATGTCGATTTCAGGCATTTTTTTCTTCCTCCACAGGATATTGTGGCATAGGCATACCGTGGATTAGCGCGTCCAAACAAGCCATCTGATACAAATAATTTATTTTGCGCGCGTCATTTTCGTCTTTGGCCGCGCTATCGTTTGGCTTGGCTTCCTGCATTGTTTCGCTCCAGATCGCAATCATGCGATTGTCAAAACCCCATTAGTACCGTCAAAGTCTATTGTGAACGTTTCTGTATCAGCAAGCGTGATACTTGAGCCATAATCGTAATATCCAATCACTGCGCCAGATGCGGTGGAATTATAAAGGATCACATAACGGAATGGTCCAATACCGCCAGAAGTTGCTGTGAATACCGTATCGGCAAGCACCAGTTTATACGTTCCAGAAGTTTGCGTTGAACTTGTAATACTTGGAGTGTTTCCGCCAGCGGTATAACCGTTTGCCGCCACAGGCGCTGGGTACACGGTGGTATTCCAAACCGTATCAGCGGCAGTTGGGGCTGTATTCGTTAGGGCAACTTTCAATACGTCTGAACCAAGGTTATGAACCTTTTCAGCCACGTTTTCCACAAAGCAATTATACTTATTGAAGACGGCCATGAGGTTTCAAATTCCTTTCCAGAAATACGTTGTTAGTTTTGGAACCGCAAGTTGCTTGTAAACGACACAGAAAGTGTACCGCTGGTACAACTTACAGGCGCGTTGGAAAACGCCACATATGCAACCAACTCGTCAGCGGAACTGGCACCGCCGCGTGATTTATAAATCACACCGCCATAAGTATTGGAAATCGTCGCGCTTGTCCAGTTAGAAATCGTAAATGTAACTTCTACACGATTGTTTGTTGTGTCAATAGCGCCAACGGAAGCCGTTGCCGCGTTGCCGCCAGCGGTATAGCCAACGCCAGTAATTTCGTTTGTTATATCGCTGCGCTTTGAGTGGGTATCCTTCTTTGTTTCGTCGGCAATAGCGTCATACGTTGACCCAACAAGCATCATCTTGAAAGAGTCAGTATCCATGTCAATTGAGCCGGTAATTACATCTCGCACATAAGAGTTGTAAATTACGCTGCTCATTTTTCGACTCCATTACGTTTTGTGTCAAGCACCCTTGAGATAGCTTCCATCTCTCTCATGATATCTTGTTGAGCAGAAACCATACTTGTTTGTGTATCGGCAAGCGTTGCCAACGTTATTGACAAAGAGTCAAGGAAGGCCAAGTGCCGATCTTTGAGCGGAATAATTACTTCCTTTCCAAGCCATTCGATTATTCGCCACAAACCTATGCCAACCGCAATCAAAGCGGCGACTGGAATGCCAAGATCTCTTGCGGCTTGAATAAAGTCCATAACAGTCTCCACGCCTTGTACTGCTCAAAATTTTAACACAAAAACTTGTAATAGCAACAAGCCTAAGCGCCGCATTCTAAAACGTACATAGCCTTGTGTAAGTATTTAACAATTAGTTTCAAACCCAGTTGTTTTAATGGCTCCATACGGTGGTCCAACGCTCTGTAGCCTCCAAGGTGGCAATCCATTCCGGATTCTGGTTGCTGAACGTCTTGAGTCAAGATAAGCTTCTTCCACTTGCCGCAAGTTTTAGCCCAAGAAATCCAGTCGATAATCATGGAAGTTGGCCAGTGGTGCAAAACGTCTTTCATAAAAGCAATTTCTGCTTTGGGAAGCAATTCCCTGTTTGAATAGAAATCCAAGTGCCTCCAAGAAATTTCTGGGAACTCAGCCTTAGACTTTTCAACTTGATCTTTACAGCAATCAACCGCAACAACGCTTTTGACTTTAAGATTTGAAACAACCTTCCCGTCACCCGTTCCAAGGTCAACAACGCTTTCGATATTGCCCCATTCCAATAAAGTATTCACTAGGTTCACATAGATTTGTGCTTCTTCCCCAAGTGAGCCGGGTCCACTGCCTTCACCCCAAAGTTTATTCCTGTAAACGTCACCAAAAACTGTTTCGCAGCTTCCAACGTCTTGCTGCAATAATTCTGACAAGTGATTGAATACAAGCGCTTCCATAGGCAAAGAATACTGTGGGCTTGAGTATGCTTGCTTTCCAACCGGAATATCCTTTGGCCTAAAAAGCTTGCCTTGGCAACGGTGGACGATAGTCTTCACGCCATCGCGCGTTGGGCAAACGAATGCGGTATTTTGCCAAGGAGCAGCGCCCATACTTGCCCAAAGGCTTCTATCAGCTTGAGCCGCAAGCGCAACGCGCCAAGTATCTTGATCGCCAAACATATGGCTGTAATAGAAATCGGAATGTTGGTTCATCCAATGGGATAGCATCACCGTAGGCCAAGCTTTTACGCGGTCGATTGCGAGTTGTCCGCCTTGAATGGCCGGTACTCCAAAATCACCAGAAGGCCAAACCGTCTGCCATCTTACTGTGCCGTAATTGAACGGCAAATCGTTCCAAAATACAAATGGCGCGTTGTCTAATTCCAGAAGAAAAGAAGCCGGGTTGGAAACCACATAAGCGTCTGCGTCCAAATACAAAACCTTTTCAAATCCGCAATACGATAAAGCCCAAAGCTTACACTCCCAACCGCGCAAAATACGCGCGCCTCCCATAGAAGCTGCGTGTTTGCGTATGTCAATAACGGTAACATCGCCAAGGCCTTTGATTTGATCAACGTTTATTGGCTCATCGTCGCCACGGTGCCATACTTGAACCGGAAGGTTACAACCAAATTGGCGTAACATCCTGATTCCCACAACGATACCGGGCCAATACGCGCCACCGCCAATATAAAGTACACCGTATTCTGAAGCTTTGCCGCCATACGGCAAATCAGTAATTGGCTTGCCCCAATCGTGCGTCAATAAAGATTTTAAGCTTTCCAGATGCGAGTTTATAATTTCGGGCTGGTTGAACCAACCGGCTGGTACTGGAGAAAGTTCAGCAGTTTTGATTGGGTCATAAAACATCAAGAATCCCCAAGGGCAATATAGTCTGAACATTGAGAACAGACTTTCCACTTTCCGCCACCGGAACCAGATAAAACGCAATCGCCATATTTCTCACAGGAATGACGCGGGCCACAACCGCATGAAGGCTTCAATTCTAAAAGAATTCCCAAAAATTTACAAGGAATTCCTGAAGTGGATTTCGCTTTTGCCGCAAAAGCTTTTGCTAGTCTGACCCTATGCGCCCACAAAGGGCTTTCTAAATACTTTATTATGTCATTACGAAATTCAAGCCAACTTTTAGAAATTTCAAGCCATCCTTCTGGCCTTGTGCCAAAATACTTGAGCTTTCCGTCTTGAACGTATAAAAGAATTCCCAGCCTTGCGGCTTCTTCAACGATTTGTTCCGGTGACATAATCGCTCCAAAAAAAAACAGCCGTAGCAGGGGTTGACGCTGTTAATCTTCACCCACCGCTTAAATGTTCTCCCAAGCAGGAAACAGCAAAAACACTTCGCATAGAACAACCGGCTGAGTACCAAAATAACGTTTTTGCACGCGTTAACAAGTGCAAGCCTGCGGCCTACTTATTTCTCCATGTTCTGTGCCAGCTTCTATTCCCGACAAATCGCAAACGCAAGCCGGATAAAAGATATTGGTAAGCGTATTCTTGCAACCCGTGGCGGGAACCCATTCTACCAAAAAAGAATCCCACCAACCGGTACAAGTTGTACATATGCACTTGTCCGCAGCGCCAACGCAAACTATTGGGTACTCTTCATCTTCCTCACCGTCTCTTGGCGGGTCTGGGCAACCACAACATGGCGCTGTGCTTCCGTCACCGCCACCGCAATAATCTATTATTGTCCAAGCGCCATCGACCCAACGCCAAAGGCAATTAACTAACGTGCAATTGCAACTTCCGCTACAGCAACCGCACGGCCCTATGTTAGTTTCAGTTGTCAACAAAGCACCCCACCCGGTATCGAAATTTGCTGTTTAGTAACAACGATATTGCCGTCAACACACGAAACGTTGGTAACAACCTCAATTACCAAATTGCCTGATCCGCCACAAGGCCCACTTCCGCCACTTCCGCCACTCCCGCCACCGCTTCCAGACGTTCCGCTTGCTCCACTTCCAGACGCAAGACTACCAGAAGCCGCACTTCCGGACAACCCGCTACCAGACGCGCCACTTCCGGATATACCGCTGCCAGAAGCCGCACTTCCGGAAGTCAAGCTTCCAGACGCTACGCTACCGGATTCCACGCTACCGGAAGCCAAGCTTCCAGACGCTACGCTACCGGATTCCACGCTACCGGAAGCCAAGCTTCCAGACGCT